TCTTAACCATATGACTGCCGATAAATCCACCAGCACCTAATACCAATGCTGTCTTCTTATATCGATCCATGAAATATTTTAATAAAGAATCAACTTATTTATTATAAGAAAATAAGTGTTAATTGTCAACTTTATACTCCAAGTGATCGGTTCCCTTCCTCATCTCTATCACAGTATGATGCAATTGCGGGAATACTTGCAAGTTTAGTAATAAGATTATCTAATCTAGTACCTTCATTAGATGATCCATTACCATAAACTAAAATTTGAATTTCCGCTATTGATGCTTCTAATGCAGTTAATCTATCATCAACTTTTTTCTGGGTCTTACCAGTAGGAGTTGGATGTGCTTGTGCTTCTAATGCTGTAAGTCTTGCTTCTACTTCTACATCATACTTAGACATAGATGCTCCAGTGGAAGAGACAGAGGCTTTTCCTTTTGCCATTTTAATAATAAAACTCTGACTTATTTATGACTTGAATAACATGGAACACCATCTGGATCTAACCATTTTGTATATTCAAAATCTTCAATAGCCGTAGTTAATTGCATTCCACTATCACAAAGATAGATGTCTTTATATTTTGAAGTATAATAATCTTGCTTTTGAATTCTATAATCAGGGAACCCATTATCTAGAGTTCCACACTCAATATAACGATAAGGATACCTTTCATGAATAATAGTCATACTACCTCCGCAAGGTCTTCTGCGATACATTCTATAACTATATTATAATCAGCATCAGGGTCTTCACCAGTAAGAGTTACCAAACCCTCACTTACATAATATCTTGCAACCTTTTTATATAATTTTGGATTTTTTACATCTAGAAAAATTTCTTGGTTTACTGCTGCACGTAGAGTGCTTAGGTCTTTCTTGAACTTTGAAGTAAGCGTCATTGCTTTGAATAGTTGACAGTAGAAGTATAAGAAATATTCGGTTTTAAGTCAAGTCTCTGCTCCTCCTCCCGTTCTTTGTATACGAATCCACTCCTCTGTTTCCTTTTCTTCTTTTAATTTTTCACGACGAATATCCTCATGGAGTCTATCCATCTCTTTCTGTTTTTTGGAATTCATTAGCCCTGCCAAATCATATCAGGCATTTGTTGTACGCCTGGTCTATTTACCACTAATAATATACCATATCCCACAAACCATATTATATTAAATAACCATGCTTGTCGCCACAAATATTTCCGTATACCCATAGCAATTGTTACATTCTTAACTGCTTTAGGGTCATACTCATTACCTGTTGCCCTGAGTATCTGTTCTATTATCACTGCAACAATAGTACCTATCACTAATGGATAGAATACAAAGTTTGCAAATGACATTATTGCTATTAAAAAAGTCATTCTTCGTGAGTGTGTTTTAATTTACCAGACATCTCATATGCCTCCTTATTTCCACCATGGCCATGAGCAATTCCTAGTTCATGCATCTTAGCATGTTCATCAATAGCATCCCTAAGATCTTTCTTACCTGCCCCAAAGGTCAGGTAGATACCATATCCAACTAAACCTAAAAGAAGTAAACCAAAGAATAAAATTAATCCTTGGTCAGGAGTAAGATTTAAATGGTGGATTACAGCATCTTGCTTTTCCCATGTGCCAGGTAAAGTATACACTGATGGTTTAGAAATAAAAATCATTTGTTTAATAGTGCGGGGACATCTCCATCATCATCTTCATCTTCATCATCATCAAATTCAAGTTCTAATCTTAACTCTTCTATTCTATTTTGTAAAGCTTTATATTCTTCCAAATCACAACTACTAGGTTTATCAAAAGTTACTCCCATTAATTGATCACCAGGTTTAACACCTTCCATTTCTGGATGTTGAATTTTAGTTACAGTAGTATTCCACATCCCACTTGGTCTAGAAGTATCTTGAATATTCCATCCTCTAGAAATAGAGCGAATAGCCCATACCAAAAGAAGAATCCATGTTACGGAAAATACTATGTCAGTTACTGGATTCATTTACTCCTGAGATGATCGTTTAAAAGATAAAACCACACAACACCAAGAACTATAATAACAAAAGTTCTTATTGAACTAGGAGAAGTATCAATCATATCCTTGGTATATATCCTTTTGCTTGTTGAACCAAAGGCATAACTTCAGTCTCAACTTTTTCAACAATTTTATCCACTATACTTATATCTATATCAAGAAAGGGTGGGATGATTCCAAGTAACCTTAATGTTCCATCTAAGAATAGTGCAAGACAAGTAAATCCAAGTATCATACTGATAATAGTAGCAGTACGATTATGTTTTGCCATTGACTCCTCATCTATTCTTCTTGCTTCAGCTAAGGCATCAGAAATTAATATGTCAACCTCTTCTTTGGTATAACATAAATGGGGAAGAATCTTTTTGATTGCTTCTTCAGTCATCTGATTTCAAAGTTTAGTTTCCGAACTTTACGTTTACGTCTTTTTTCTTGAAAAGCAAGATCATCTGCAGACAGTGAAGTCTTTTCTTTTACTTGATTAGATCTTACCATTATAGTTCTAGTTAGGTCAATAGCGGATACTACATCCCCCGTAACTGTGGTCATGTTAGAGCATCCACACGATTTTGTTCGCCCAGATACACTAGATATCTCTTTACCACATTCTTTGCATCTTACTGTAATCATTGTTCTTTCTATGTACGGCCATAATCATCTTCTAATCTTACAATGTCATCTTCATCACATACTCCTCTTTGAATCTCAACGAAAACAACACCTTTCTCTCCTCCATGTAATCTATGTATCTCTTTTATGGGTATGTATGCATACTCACCTGACTTAATTGGTCTAGATGTTTCTCCCTGAGTAATGATACCTTCCCCTTCTACCATAATCCAATGTTCCTCACGATGATTATGAAACTGTAAGGAAAACTGACTATCTGGCTTTACATAAATTCTCTTAACTTTATAACTGGGTTCATCTATTAATGTCTGATAACTTCCCCAAGGTCTTTTTATCATATCATATCACTATACAATTAAAGGTTTGGGTAAGCGGATGGAGTGAATCGAACACTCAACTGGAGGTTGGAAACCTCTGATTTTACCACTAAACTACACCCGCAAAAAAGGGTGGGAGGTTGGGTTCCTGTTATTACCAACAAGAGGAGGGCATTACTACAGTTAGTAAGATTCGCCTCTGCCTGAGACCCGACTGGTAGGTCGGTTCTGACATTCCTGCCAGCAGCACCACCTGTGTCTCATCACCTTATCCAGCCAAATGCCAGAAAGATTATTCAGTCACTCCCATGTCAGACCCGTCGATCCAACAAATATAATATATCACTTCTTAGAATCCTTGTCAACCCCATGCTCATCCATTTCATCTAACACTTCTGTAATAGATTCTAGAACCAACAAATCCTCAGCCTCTTCCTCAATCCATTCCTCAAACTCTTTATAGATTGCATCCTTAGCACCAATAGGTTCTACTGTTTCTAATCTATCTATAGACCATTTCCTAATACGAGCAACATATGGTTCGTCAGTCGGTTTCATAATAATCTTTTCTGAAATATCTTGATAGGATGTTACTATTGTAGTATTTTGGTGTTCCATCGTCAAGTGATTCTGTAAGCACTCCGTGGATAAAGAGTTGTCTTGTTTCCTCAAAGTTTGTTTTGCCCTTTGTTTTATGTAAACTGAGAATAGTTCTGCTAAACGAATGCTTACCCAGTTTTTTAATTTCTTCTTTAAGTTCAGGACAAGACCCATAATACTTTTTCCAATCAGATTCAGATTTTACTTTTCGTTTCTTACCTTTTGGGGTTCTGAATTGCCAGAAGTACTTCCTCCCAATATATTCACGTTGGGTAATATTATTCCTAATGTTATAAACAAACCCAAAAGTCTCCCCAATATCGCAAGACCCAAAAGTTTCCCCATTATACCGCCACGGATTCTCATAATCAATAGTCATACTCATCAAGGACATCCAGTGCATTATTTAGTGCTTGTTGGGCTGCCCATCTTTCTTTGCTATTCCAGTTTGGATACCAAATCCTATCATCAATACCCTTCTTAATTTTAAGAAGTCTAGATTCCATATCTACTTTTTTAAGTCTTCCGTTCATGTATTCAGGATATTGTGGAAAAGGAGGTGTTATCATTTTACCACTATCTATCAGAAAAACCTATGAACATTGTATAATCAATGTTCATCTTCTGACATTATAAAACCTGAATTACTCCCTTAACATCTGGTATTTCCATCATAAGTTTCTTTTCAATACCCTGCTTCAATGTCATAACACTCATAGCACATGTCTCACATGCACCACCAAGTCTTACCTTAACATAACCACCTTCAGTCTCAACATACTGTAAAGATCCACCATCTGCTTCGATGTATGGTAACAGTTCTTCTAAGACTGTTATTATGTTTTCGTCAGTTAATTCCATTCTTAGAGTTTAAATCCACTGAAAGTGTCATTCTTAACATCTTGTTTAATACCACCTACAACATAAGATTCAACTTCTGTTTCTTGTGGTGCTACTTGCAATCCTTTTGAACTAATCCAATGTTGTGTCCAAGGTAATGGATTATTTCTAGCAGGTATATCATATACAGGCTTAAGACCAATTGATCTCAATCTCTTATTAGCAATCCATTCAACATATTGATAAAGAAGTTTATCATTTAATCCAATCATACTTCCATCTTTAAACAAATACTCTGCCCACTTCTTTTCTTCATTAACACATTTATCAAATGCACTGTATGTCCATTCTTCTTCTTCCTTCATAATCTGTTGCATATCAGGATCATCACCTTCTCTCCAATTCTTTAATATATTCTGTGTTAATACGAGGTGTTGATTCTCGTCTCTTGCAATAAGGGATATGATCTTAGCTGACCCTTCCATAAGCTTAAGTTCACCAAAGGCAAAACTACAAGCGAAACTAACATAAAAACGAATACCTTCCAGTATATTGACATTTGCTACTGCTCTATAGAGGTGTCTTTTGAGATCTTTAATTGTCCATTCTGAATTTGGATGATGTCTCATATCATCTTTCCAAGCACTACTCAATCCATATTCCTGTGCATAGTTAATGAACTTATCATAAGATTCTGTAACACTTGCTGCCCGTTCTAAAATACGTTCATCTCTAATAATAGTATCAAAAACTTCAGATGGATCCGAATACACATTCTTAATAATGTATGTATATGAACGACTATGAATCATCTCCATAAATCCCCATACCTCCATACATGCTTCTAACTCAGGTAGAGAACAGTAAGGAATAAAAGCCATACCAGGAGCACGACCCTGAACAGAGTCAAGCATTATCTGATACTTTAAGTTAGAAGTATAAATGTGTTTCTGTTCTGGTCTTAATGTTTGATAATCTCCACGATCCTTTTGAAGAGATACTTCTTCTGGTCTCCAAAAATATCCTAACTGTTGAGTAGTAAGTCTATCGAATGTAGGATACTTGAAGTTATCATAACGTTGAACACCAAGGGGTTTACCAAAAAACATTGGTTGCTTCTTGGTGTCAACATCTTCGGTATTAAATACCGTCATTCCTTTTATATTAGATGGCACAGGATTCACACTCCTCTTCTTTAGCATTACTTAATTCTTCAAGTAGATTATTGAGATTTGGTTTTTCTTCCTCTACTTCATCAGTTTTCATATCATGAGTATTCTGATAGTAAGAAGTTTTCCATCCTAACTTATAAGTGGTTAGAAGATCCTGTGCCATAACAGAAACTGGAACTTCATTATCAGGATAGTTCTCTGGATTATAACTCCAGTTTCCAGAAATTGCTTGGTCAAAGAACTTCTGCATTACTGATACTACATTAATATATCCTGTGTTATCTTTCATCTCCCATAATAGTGTATAATTATTTTTTAAAGTATTGTATTGTGGAACAACTTGCTTAAGAGGCCCTTTCTTTGATTTTTTAATGGACAAGTAATCTCTAGGAGGTTCGATTCCATTGGTAGCGTTTGACACAACGGAACTGCTCTCCGAAGGCATTTGTGCGGACAATGTTGAGTGCCTAAGACCGTGGGTGTTGATAGAATTTCTAAGAGACTCCCAATCATGTTGTAGTGGTTGAGAACAAATCTCGTCTACATCTTTCTTATATGTATCTATAGGAAGGATTCCATCTGCATACTTAGTTCTTCCAAAGTTTTCACAATGACCTTTCTCTTCTGCTAATTTATTAGATGCCTTTAACAAATAATATTGGAATGATTCTGCTAATCCATGAACAGCATCCCATGCCTCCTGAGAATCATAATTATATCCTAATTTAGCAAGATAATGTGCAAGACCTATAAACCCTATTCCAAGAGATCTACGTGCCTTTGTGGCCATCTCTGCTGCTAATACAGGATACTTCTGATAATCAATTAACTCTTCCAATCCACGAACTGCTAATTCACATAGATCCTCTAATTCTTCATCAGCTCTAATCTTACCTACATTAACTGCACTCAGAATACAAAGAGCAATCTCTCCCAAATGATCATCAATATGATTAATGGGATATGTTGGAAGAGTAATCTCTTGACACAAATTACTCATCTCTATTTTATCTTTAAAGGAAGAATGACTATTGCAATGATCAATATTCATTATGTAAATACGACCAGTCTCTGCTCTCTCCTTTAACAAATCTAATATTAATTCCTGTGCTCCGATAGTGGTCTTAGGTATAGACTCTTCTTGTTCATATCGAGTATAAAGGTCATCAAATTTTTCTGTTCCAAATGATTCATAAAGACCAGGAACATCATGAGGTGAGAATAAACTAACATCTTCGTTAGCAATAAACCTCTCATAAAATAATTTAGATATTTGTATACTGTAGTCTAACTTTCTGACTCTGTTGTCTTCTGTTCCTTTGTTGTTTTTGAGGACGAGGATGTCTTGGATTTCCTGATGCCAGATAGGAAAG